TGTCTACCAAGAAGATCCAGGACCTCAACAGTAAGTCCCACTTCATCCCGTTGTCCTCGGGTGACAAGCGTTCCCAGTCCGCCAAGGAAGGCCTGAACGGTTCGTGCTGTCTCGACGAGTTGCACGTGTTGGACCCGGAGTACGTGGCGATCCTGAAGTACATGGGGGTGAGTAGGGCAGAGCCACTCAAGTTAGGCTTCTCGACGGCAGGGCGTAACCCGGAGTTGTACGGGAAGCTGCACTATGACGAGGGTGAGCGTATCAACGCGGGTATCGATGACAACCCGCATCATTTACACATAGCGTACAGCATTCCGCAGGATCTGGCCCCGGAAGATCTGGCCAAGGACCCTGAGGGGTACATTGCCATGGCCAACCCGGCGTTGAACCACACGGTTGAGATGGAGGAGTTGTTGGCGTCCTACCACGCGGTCAAGAATGACAGCCGGGAACTTCGCGAGTTCATGATGTACCGCCTGAACCAGTTCCAGAACGCGGCCGCCTCGTGGCTGAACCCGGGGGTGTGGCACGACTGTGGTACGGAGTTTGACGAGCAGGAACTGAAGCAGCTGCAGTGTGTGGGTGGTTTGGACCTTGCTCGTCGGCACGACCTGGCGGCCCTGGTCCTTGCGTTCCTGGGTAACGAGCAGGATGATGGGACACGACCGGTGTACCTGCGTCCATATTTCTGGTGTGCCGAGGACATCATCAAGGAGCGGGTGCCTAAGATCCACGGGTTCCTCGACTGGACTCGGGGCGGGTATATCAAAGAGACCCCGGGCAATGTCATTGACTTCGGTGTGATTGAGCGTGACATACGCAAGGTGTGCGAGAACTACAACGTCAAGGGCCTTGTGTATGACGCAACCTACGCCGAGGACCTTATTCAGCGTCTCACGGAGGGTGTGCAGGGGCCTGACGGGAACTACGTCTACCCGCCTATATCCATTGGTGAGCGTGCCATGTCGCAGTCTATCGTCAGCATGACGCAGGCAACCACAGACTTCGAGAATGACTGCAAGAGCGGCATCATACGGCACGACAACAACCCCGTGTTGAGTTGGCAGATTGGTAATGCCAGTATCAAAGAGAACAACAACGGGGACATTAAGGTCGTAAAAGAGAGCCGAGAAAGCCCCAGAACGGTAGACGGAGTTGTCGCCGCGATCATGGCCAGATGGGGTCTCGTCGACTGTTTGGACTTCAATATCAGCTCTATGGACTACTACGTCAGTAACGATGTAGAGTTCTTCTAACACAGGAAGTGTTTGGATTTTCTTACATCTAGGGTACTATTTACCCACCTGAAACCCTCACTATTCCAGGACCTCCCTATAATGTTCGGCCGAAAAGAACGCAAAACCTACGTAGATGATACGTGGATCTCTGAATTAAATCAGCCCCAGGCCGCCCTAACCAATGACGGAACTGGTTGGGCGTCCTTCGGATGGAACTTCGACTCTGACGCAAAAGGAGTCGGCGGGGTAAAAGTTGGTCCCCGCACTATGCTTAAAGTGTCTGCGGTCAAGCAGGCCGTTATGATGATCAGCGGCGACATCGCGACATCACCTCTGGAACTGCACGCGTGCTACGTGGATAAGGGTGAGGAAACTATCCAGCGTAGCCACCCATCCCACAAGATTGCTTGTTATTCGTGGAGCCGCTACGTTCCCGCCAACTTGGGGTGGGAGCGACTGGTAACACACGCAATGGTTTGGTCTGATGGGTATGCCTACCTTGAGAAGGACAACCGTGGTCGCGTCATGGCCATGCACAATCTCCCACCGGGAACATGTCACCCACACCGAGTCGAAGTGAGCGGCGGTCGGTACACCTACGGGTACATGATTCAGTTGGATGAAGAGTCTCCCTCGTTCTTCGTTGAGCAGGGCGACATCTTCCACCTCCGTGGCGGTCTCCCCGTTGAGATCATGGAGAGTGAGCCTAACGTAGACCTGATGCGAGATATGCTCAGCGTCTCACTGGCCGCACAGAAGTACAAAGGATCATTCTTCGCCAATGGTGCACAGAGCGGTGGAATCATCACCGTCCCACCAGGAGTGCCTACGGAAGCACGTGAGCGAATGGAAGCACAGATCCAGAAGAAGTCACAGGCTGACAACTGGTTTAGGACTATGGTCCTGCGTGACGGTGCACAGTGGCACCAGACAACGGTTGACGCCAAGTCGAACGAGATGATTGCCATTGAGGAGCAGATCACTCGCGACGTTGCTCGGGCCTTCAACATCCCCGGGTTCAAACTGAACCTGTCGGACAGCGTTAGCTACAACTCCTCAGAGCTGGGTCAACGGGCGTACCTGACTGGTTGCCTGAACCACTGGCTGACGAAGATCCAGGGAGAAGCCCGGGTCAAGTTGCTGCCAGCCCGACACCAGACGTCCGGTGAATTCAAGTTCATGCACAACACCGAGAAGCTGCTTGAGCCGGATAGCGAAACACGAAACAACATCCTGGCCATCCAGCGTCAGAACATGGTCATCACGGCCAACGAGTGGCGTACGTCCCTCGGCATGCCTGCCAGTGATGACCCTGAAGCGGATACGCTGCTCAACCCCAATGTCAAAGTCAATGAGGTTGGTGGTACGAAAGAAGAGCCAGAAGTAGAACCCGAAGTCATCGAAGAATCTCCTGCCCCGGAACAGCCGGAAGAGCAGGAGGAGGAGTTGCAGGCCCTCAAGCCACAGCAGGATAGAAGGACTATCTCCAGCGAGCAGGCGTCGGCACTTAATGACGCCGTGGCTACAGCAGCCAAAAGGGTCTGCACTCCTCTCGGCAATCGAAGCAAGAATGTCAGTAAGTTTGCCAGTTGGATTGAGTCTGAGGACGCGGTAGCTCGTGCTATCTTCTCCGAGGAACTTGAGCCAATCTGTCAGCAGTTAGAGCTAAGTGCCGACGCTTCGGACATCGCAGCAGATGGTCTGTTTAACAACCTGCTTGACCGAGTCTGCGTATTCATGGAACCACATTACCGAGAGGAAGACCTGCGAGAGAACGTAGCGGCTGCTTCTCACCTGTTTAAGACAGAGGCATTCGCCTTAACCCTCAACCTCTTAGGATTGAATAATGAATAGAAGAGATATCTTCCGAGCCAAGTCTGCGAGCCTGAGTGGCCCGCAGGCGAGTGCTACGGGTAAGGACTTCCGTTGCGAGATTGTAGCCGAAGATGAGTCAGAAATTATTCTGGCCATCCGTGGCGTCGTAGGTGACGGAGAACTGCAGAACGATCACGGATCTATCGCCGAAGTTCTGGAGCGTAACCCCAAAGCCAACGTTGTACTCAAAGTTAACTCTCCTGGTGGAAGTGCCTATGACGGCGTTGCCATCGCTAATGCCCTCATGTCTCACGAAGGACAGGTAACCGCTATCATCGAAGGTCTGGCCTTCAGTGCGGCCAGTTTCCTCATTCTGACGGCTGACAAGGTAAAGGCATATAAAACGAGTTCTTTCGGTATTCACCGTGCTTGGGTTATGACCGTAGGTAACAAGAATGCCATGTTGGCAACTGCGGACGACCTGTCAATCGTGGACGACCTGCAGATTGAGCTGTTCATGAGCAAAACTGGTCTCGCCCGTGAGGAAGTAGAAGTACTGATCGACGGCAAAGCCAATGACGGAACCATGTTCTCTGCTGAGAAAGCCTTGGAACTCGGATTCATCGACGAGATTATCTCCCGCAAGGAAGAGGAAGACGATGAAGAAGACGCCCAGGCGGCAGGCAAAAGCCTCCCAATGGCCTACAAAAAGGACGACGAGAAAGTAGAGGAAGAAGAGGAAGAAGAGGACGAAGAGGAAGAAGAAGTCCGCTCGGAAGACTCTCCTGAGAAGGAAGAGGAAGAAGAGGACGAGGACGAAGAAGAGGACGAAGAAGGCGTTCCTGCCGCTGTTAAAGTACAGCGGATCCGACTACGCCGGTCCCTCTAAACTCCTAGCACTTGCCACCCCACCAGACCCCCGGTTTTCTCCGGGGGTCTTTTTTGTTGCAGTTTCAATCAGCAAAGCCTAACATAGTACGCAACAACAAGTTGCATGTCCTTACATGCGGCCAACCAGTTCGCTAGGTGGCTCTTCAGCTCGCCGACCGTAACACAACCTTTGAACACTTTTTTTACACCGGTCCTGTGTAAGGACCAACTGTGGGTCTCTGACTCACGTTCACCTCACTCAAGACCTACGCCTGTCTATTACCGCAAGCTGGGGTCTACCCGACAAGGAAACTCTCAATGTCTGCAGAATTCAAAGCAGAAAAGGTTGCAGCTCCTCAGAACGAAGCTGAAGCCAAGGCAATCCACGAAGAACTGATGTCTCTGGCATCTGAAACAGATAAGTTCATCTCTGAAAATGAGCAGAACTGGAACGCTGAAATCGACGCACAGTACCAGGCTCGTCACGCACGAGAGCAGGGTCTGTCTGAAGCTCTGGAAGTATTCAACAAGAACCGTGAGCAGGCTGCTGCTCGACGCGAAGAGCTGAACTCTCGCGTTGAAGGATACGACTTCGTTTCTTCTCTCGGTGGTTCTAGCGACGTTCGACGTAAGGCTGTTGAAGCTGAGCGAACATTCGCAGACGCTGCTGCTAGCCTCAACGACCGTGACCTCTGTGACGCTGCTGTTGTAGCTCGCGTTCTGCAGGCTGCTGGTTGCGATCTCGACGCTTCTCACCACGCTGCCATCCAGGCTAACATCCAGCACACAGCAAGTGTTTGCCGTGACGCTGAAATGCGACGTGGAAAAGGCTTCCTGGTTGACACTGTTGGAACTGACGTTGTCCGAGCTATCCAGTCTGCACAGAAGCGTGGACAGGACGTTCGAGCTGCTCTGAGCACTTCTTCTCCTTCCAGCACAAGCACTGGAAGTGGTTCTCAGTTGTTCAACAACGACTTCATGACTCGCATCGAAGCTGCTCGACTGGCTTACGGTGGAGTTCTTTCTGTTGCTGACGTTATCGTTACCGAGTCTGGCGAATCTATCGTTTGGCCTACAATTGACGACACAAGCAACGCTGGTGCACTGGTTGCAGAAGCTGCTGGTCCTGTCAGCTACGTTGATCCTTCTTTCGATGAGAAGGTTTGGGGTGCTTACAAGTACGGAAGCACTGGAATCAAGTTCTCTTACGAGTTCGCAACTGACAACCAGGTTGGATTCGTCGGCATGATTGCTGACCTCCTGGGTGAGCGACTCGGACGCATCGAGAACAGCGTTCTGACATCTGGCGATGGAAGCAACAAGCCTACCGGTATCGTTACGGCTTGCCCAGCTGGTCCTACAGCTGCTGCTAACAACGCTATCTCTTACGATGAGCTGATCACTCTGGAACACAGCGTTGACCCTGCTCGACGTCGTGACGCCAAGGGTTACATGTTCAACGACAACACACTGCTTCTTCTCCGTCTCCTGAAAGACGGCGATCAGCGACCGCTGTGGCAGCCTGGTGTTAACGTTGGCGCACCTAGCACGCTCAACACTTACAGCTACACCATCAACCAGGACATGGACGGATTCGACGGTTCTGCTTCTCTGAAGCCAGTTATCTTCGGCGACCTGTCTGCTTACAAAGTACGACGCGTTCGCGGTATGCGACTGGTCGTTACCGATGAGCTGTACGCTGAAAGCGATCAGGTTGGAATGTTCGCATGGATCCGCTTCGACGGAAACCTGCTGAACGCTGGTGACGATCCTATCAAGGCAATCGTTACTCCTGCCTAAGTTCACTGAACCATTCGGGGGAACTGCCGACTCCCCCGGATAACTTGACGCAAGGTCCGGTGTAGGACTTTGTTTGCGGCATGTCCGCACTTCCGAAACGGTCGGCGTTGGGAGTGCGGACTTTTTCTTTGCTATGCCAGCCGACCCAGGAATGAAAGTTGTCTCCATGACTAAGTCCCGACCCAAAACCTCTGTTAAGTCTGAAGGCGACGTTGCCGCAGACGAGCCCAAGATTGCTGACGGTGCTGCCAAAGCCAAAGCCGCTTCGCGTGCTAAGGCTGAGCAGATCGTAGGCGTATGGGTAGTCCCGCACAACGGAATCAGTGTAAACCGACGAGTTGCTGAAACGGATCCCGCTCGCATTGAGCAGTTCGGTCCTTGGAAAATCGACCGACGTGGTAAACTTGTACACGAAGCACGAGCGATTCACCCCAAAGAGCCAGTTCTGATGCCTCCTAAGATGGCTAAGAAGTTCTTGGACAAGGGTTTCGTCCGACGATCACGAGCGGAAGACTGGGCCAGCGGTGAAGCACCTCGCCCAGAAGCAATCGACCTGGTTTGCCACGATTACGACAACTAGAACCCGAAAGTAGTAGACAATGCCACTCCTCAACCAGTCTATTCCATCCCTTCCCATTGACGCCCGTGAAGTACTCGGTGCCGTCCGGGAAGCAACCACGGACGAACAGTCACTGGTTGAGGATTACATCTTGGCCGCACAGCATGCTGTGTTTAGTCAAGTTCGCAGGGCAGTCCACTACACTAAGTACGACCTCGTAGAGCCCCGGTTTCCTAAGGGGCCTGCGGGCGGTCGATACAACGCCGAAGCAGATACCGGCTTGTCATACTTCCCCCTCAGCTCCACCGCAGGAGAATATGCAGAGGGATATGTCAACGGTATCGAGCTGCGTGTAGTCCCCTTCCTCAAGGTTGAATCCCTTCAGTACTACGATGCTGATGGGGTTGCTCAGACACTGACAGAGGGAACAGACTTCTACGTAGTAGACGGCGGATGCAACTCACCTGCTACTCTTTACCCGTTCCCGGGAAGCGATTGGCCAGATACCCAGAGTCGAATAGACGCGGTTCGCATCACCTTCTGGGCGGGTGAAGTTGCAGAGTTGAACGTAGATACGTCAGCCCCGGCCGTACTCAGCACAAACGAGTATGAGTTCGCAGACGGCGACGTTGTAACAATTAGCTCTTCCGGAAACACTAACGAGTACTTGTCAGGTCTTGGGCTCCTCCAGGGAATTGGTGCTAGCCCTCGCAAGAAGTACTACGTACGAGACGCTTCTGGTGTCTCCTTTAACATCAGCGAGACTCTTGGAGGATCTGCCCTGTCCATCAGTGCAGACCCCAACGGAACTCACTACGCAGGCACCTTGTCACCGCTGGTACACCGAGCTATCTTGGCCACATCCAGCAGTTGGTGGATGCACGCCTGTTCCTCAGAGGCTTGTAGCTCCATGGAATCTGAGGCCATGAAACTAGCCTCTATTACTTCCGCACTCCGTTGGAACACTGCCTTAGGAAACTAACATGAAGGTCATCATCCACGGCAAACGCTGGGATCTGTCCTTCTGCAGGGTACCACCCGACAGGTTGGGAGATTGCGACAGCCCTGACGCGACTAACAAGGGTATCCGAGTATCAAAGGATCTCCGGGGTGAGAAAGCTCTGGAGATCACGCTGCATGAGCTATTTCACGCGGCCAACTGGCGTACCAGCGAGGAATACGTAGAGCGAGAGGCCCGGGATATAGCTCGGATACTCTGGAGACTCGGATATCGCAAGGACAGCGAGTAAGATTAGGGCATAACTCTATCCAAGGATACACCCATGCCTACCTGCAAACGCACCTGCGGCCGCGAATA